GAAGCGCGAGGAGATTATCTGGGACGCCCGGCTGGCGCATCGCTGGCTGACCACCGGGAACCTGACCCCGCCGCTCGGCCTCTATGGCGAGGTGGACGACTTCTCGGCGGTCATCCAGTACGTCGAGGAGCGCTTCGAGGAGACCGGCAAGCCGGTGGACGTGGCCGCCGATCTGGAGACGGTCGGCCGGGTGCCTTACAACCCGGCGGCCTGGATCATCTCCATGAGCTTCACGGTCCATGAGGGCTACGCTGACATCCACTATTTCCCGAGCGTGCCGGCCAACCTGACCCCGGGCTCGAAGCTCTACAACCAGATACGCTGGCTGCTCACCACCCCGAAGATCAGCCTGAAGGGCGCCAATCTCAAATTCGACCTGATCTGGATCGCCCTGAAATGGGGGCTGACCTGCACCAATTTTAAGGCCGATACGCTGCTCATCGGCACCCTCCTGGACGAGAACCAGTCGAACAGCCTCAAAAACCACGCCCGCATCTACACGGCGCTCGGCGGGTATTCCGACGCCTTCGATGCGAAATACGACAAGAGCCGGCTTGATCTGGCGCCCAAGGACGAGGTGATCACCTATAACGGCGGCGACACCGACGCCTGCCTCCGCGTCTTCAATGTCATGAAGCCTCAGCTGCTCCGCGACGGGCAGCTGGCGCGCTTCTACACCAAGCTCCTCCACCCGGCCGCCCGAGCCTTCGAGAAGGTCGAGCAACGCGGCATCCTGGTGGACGTGCCGCGGATGCACAAGGTCGGCGCCGAGGCGATGGCGGAGATCAAGCGGCTCGAAAAGGAGCTGTTGGCGCTGATGCCGGGCCGGCTCAAGGCCAAGTTCGCCGACAAGCTGGCGCTCTCGGCCGGGAACGGCAAGAACCCGTTTACCCCGGCGATCCTCAAGGAGTTCTTCTTCGGCAACCTCGGGATGGGGCTGACCCCGAAGATGGTGACCGAGAAGACCCAGGAGCCCTCGACCGCGCACGAGCATTTGATGATGTTCGCCGACGACCCCGAGGCGAAGCATTTTGTGGGGTTGCTGGAGGAGCTGGGCTCCGCGCGCAAGATACACTCGACCTATTACCTCGGGTTCCTGGAGCACCTGAGGCCGGACGGCCGGTTCCATCCGAACTACATGCTCTTCAAGGGGCAGTTCGAGACCGACGAGGACGACAAGGACGGCGGCACCCTGACCGGTCGGACCAGCGCCAAAGACCCGGCGATGCAGACCCTGCCTAAGCACCACAAGCACAAAAACGCGATCAACTGGGCGAAGAAGCTCCGCTCCTGTTACATCGCCCCCGTGGAGTATGTCTTCTGGGAGTGCGACTTCAGCCAGGGGGAGCTGCGCATCACCGCCTGCATCGCGGGCGAGGAGGTGATGCTCAACGCCTACGCCCAGGGGCTCGACCTGCACGCGGTGACCGGGGCCAAGCTCGCCGGCTACGAGCTGGGCGAGTTCATGGCCCTCAAGGAGTTCGCCGAGGGCACCCCGGAACGCGAGCTGTTCGAGAGCAAGCGGCAAGGCGCCAAGGCCGGGAATTTCGGGCTGCTCTACGGGATGGGGCCGAGCGGGTTCCGCGAGTACGCGCGGATCGCCTACGGCGTCGTCATGACCATGGAGGAGGCCGAGAACGCCCATAAGGCCTTCTTCGACCTGTACCCAAGGCTCCTCACGTGGCACGCCAAGAGCATCCAGCACGCCCGCCAGCATTTGATGGTGCGCTCGCCGCTCGGCCGCATCCGTCATCTCCCGCTGATCCGCAGCAACGACAGCGCTACCCGCTCCTACGCCGAGCGGCAGGCGATCAACAGCCCGGTCCAGGGGACGCTCTCCGATCTGTGCCTCTGGGCCATCGCGGAGATCGAGCGAGAAATGGGCCAGACCGAAGAGGTCCAGGTCATCGGGATGACGCACGATGCCGCGTATGGCTACGTCCGGGCCGATAAGGCGCCGGAGCTGATGTACCGGGTCAAGACGATCATGAGCACCCTACCGATCAAGGAGACCTTCGGGTGGGACCACCAGATACCCTTCCCGGTGGACGTGGCGGTGAGCCAGCCCGGCGAGAACAACAACTGGGCGAACCTCCAGAAGATCAAGCTGGCTGCCTGAGGCGATTGCCTGTAGGGTGAGAGGCTAGTCGGCAAGCACCTTTAAGGAAGACGACCATGGCAGACGGGGGTTCTGTTCCGGCAGTGGCCGGGCGTCCCGAGGTCCGGGTGATCAGGCTCGGACCCGAGGATGACGTGATCAGCAAGGCCGAACAGGCCAGCCCGAGCTACATGCAGAAGGCCGGCATCCAGTCCAATCTGAAGGAGCTGGAAGACGAGTTCGCCGGGGTCTACGAGAGCGCCAGCTCCGGCCCCGATGGCCAGCAAATCCTCCAGCCGCCCTTCGACTTCCGCCAGCTCGAATACCTGTGTCAGACCAACAACGCCCTGATGCCCTGCATCGAGGCGATGAAGGCCAATATCGACGGCACCGGCTACGAGATCGTCCCCGATGACGGCGAGGCGAGCACCACGGAGGATGACACCAAGGCGGAGGCCCTGGAGGCCTTCTTCGCCGAGCCCTGGCCGGGCGTCTCCTTCATGACCCAGCGCAAGCAGCTACGCGACGATCTGGAGAAGACCGGGAACGCCTATCTGGAGGTCATCCCCAACGCGCTCGGCGAGGTCGTCTTCCTGCGCCATGTCGAGGCCAAGACCGTCCGCATGGTGCGGCTCGACCGACCGGTCTTCGTCGAGAAGGAACTGACCCGAGGCGGCAAGACCGTCAAGGTCCAGGTCGCCGTGCGCGAGCGCCGCTTCGTGCAGCGCATGAACAACCAGTATGTCTACTTCAAGGAGTTCGGCGCCAGCCGGGAGCTGAACCGCAACACCGGCCGCTGGATCAACCCGGGCGACCCGCCGCCGGCCCCCGAGGAGCGCGCGACCGCGCTTCTCCACTTTACGCTGATGAAGGATGTCAACACGCCCTATGGCATCCCGCGCTGGGTCACCCAGACCCCGAGCGTCCTCGGCAGCCGCAAGGCGGAGGAGCACAACCTGTCCTTCTTCGACAGCGGCGGGGTGCCGCCCCTCCTGGTGATCGTCCAGGGCGGCGCGATGACCACCGATGCCGTCGAGGCGCTGAAGAGCCATTTCGACGCCAAGGCCAAGAACAAGCACCGCGCCGCGGTGATCGAGGCGCACGCCAGCTCGGGATCGCTGGAGAGCCCGGACCGCGTCAAGGTGACGGTCGAGCGCTTCGGTTCCGAGCGGCAGGCCGACAGCATGTTCGAGAACTACGATGAGAAGTGCGAGGAGCGCATCCGTCGCGCGTTCCGGCTGCCCCAGCTGTTCATCGGCAAGTCGAACGACCACAATTTCGCGACCGCGGTGGCGAGCTACACGGTCGCCGAGGCCCAGGTCTTCGGTCCCGAGCGCCAGCTCTTCGACGAGGTGATCAACCTGCGCCTGATGCCGGCCATCGGCGGCAAGGGCTACAAGTTCCGCTCGCTGCCGCTGACCGTCAAGGACAGCAACCTGATGCTCCAGGGTCTGACCCTCGCCCAGCCCAACCTCTCGGGTGAGGAGGTCATCGACAACGTCAACGAGATCACCGGTCTCGACCTGACCTATGACGAGAAGAACGACCCGGCGAAGCTGGCGATGCAGCACCAGCAAGACATCGACCACAAGGAGGCCGACGCCAAGGCCGAGGCGGCGAAGGCCGGGCTCCAAGACCCGAACAACCCGGCCCAGGACAACCCGCAGGACCCGAAGACCGGGGACACCGGGGCGCCCAGCCTCGCCCAGGGCAAGGGCTCCGGCAAGGGGGGCATCACGGCGCCGCCCAAACCCGGGGCCAGCCTCGCCAAGGCGGAGATCACCGGGGTCATGGCGCTGGCCATCGAGGTCGCCGACGCGATGGACCGCGGCATCGCCAAGAGCGACCCGGAGTGGCAGAAGCTGATGTCGGACGTGGTCTCGCTCAGCAACAAGGAGGCGGTGGCACCGAGGAGCTGACCGCCTGTGCCCTCGCCGTCGTCTCCATGTCGCGTGACTGAGCCATGCCCGACATCAACGTGCTGGTGGATTTGGAGGAGAGCCTTTCCACCAAGCTGAAGCGCAAATACACCGACCACGCCCAGGAGCGGGTGGATGCGATCCACGCCGCGGTCAAGGCCAAGAACTGGGACAAGGCGCACGAGGAGATCGATGCGATCACCTTCAACGGCGCCGCTTCGGCCGCCGCGGGGATCGTCGAGAATATCGGGGTGCAGTGTCTCCTCCTGGGCGCCTCGCAGCTCGCGCCGCTGAAGGACGCCGTCCTGATGCGCGAGAAGTCCTCGCCGATCCTCCAGGTGCTCGGACCGGCGGGGCAGAGCTTTACCAACCTCCTGACCCACACCGCGACGACCGGGGTCAAGGACGTGACCCACGCGATCATCGACCGGCTCGAAAACCAGCCCGTCAAGACCGTGCAGTTAATTGCAAAGGCCGAAGTGGACGAGCTGGCGGCGATGCTCAACAACGCCGTGATGGGGACCGGCAAGGCCTTCGTCGATATCGGGGCCAACCTGACCACCTCGCGC